CTTGGTCATGTTTTATTTACTTACGTGTGCCTTTATGGAACAGTTGCTCTTCTGAAACCACTCTAAACTTAATTCTTCTTTGTCGAGCGTAGGCATTCGCGGCCTCCCATTTGGCATGATTTATTATTACTTGTTTCTGTTTACCCTGACTTCGTCCAGCCGCCTCCATGGTGGTTTGGCTCATGGGTTTGACCTCTACTATCTCGGCGTGTTTCGCTCCATCTTTGTCCATGTACACAATAAAAAAATCTGGCACGTACATAGTGTATTTGCCTGTCAATGGATGCCTATAAGGAATTCTTATAGATTCTGATGCCCATTGGTGCACATTAGGATGTTCGTCGCACAATCGCATAAAAGAATGTTCCCAACTACTTCTGTACATTGCTGTTTTTGTTCCAACATATTTGGCAGGATTCTTCGGAGAGAATTTGCCACGGGCGAATCTTGGTAATGTCATTAGTCTACTATGTTTCTTGATACAACGTCTTTGACAGCTCTAGCGTTCTTTACTCCTAGTCTGCTAGATTTGTACCTGTTAGCATTAAGGATGGTTGCTATCAATTCTGATAGTTGTGATGGATTGGCGTAGGTCAATTGATCTAAAATTTTTCCAATTGGAACTGAATCAATTTTAGCCTGTTGTAATATTATATAAGCTGTGTCTTCTGCTGGTTGTCTTGAAAATCCTCTCTTAACAAAAAATCCGACAGTCACATCATAATCGTTTTGGGCAAATTCAAATCCTTCTTCATAATTTTCGTTTACAAGACGGTCAGCAGTCTTCTGCAAATTGTCTTTAATTTTTTGGGGTAAATTTGAATAAAATTCAGCCATTATATATTTGCTTTCTCAACCACTACACTTACATCTTGTGTGGTTCTGTTTATTTTTATATATCCATCTGCTACCAAAGTCTTAATTTCCGCAGTCACCTTGTCTCTGTAAACACTTTTTTCATTGTCGGTCAATGCCGCATAAGCTACATCACTTTCAGCAATGGTTTGTCCGTTTCTAGATCCAACAATTTGATAGTAAAGAGCAGATGCTACCCGGTCTTTGGCCACAGTGTTTGCGGTCACAAGATTAAGAGATTCAGTGGGCGAAAGTATTTCGGTGTATTGGGCTACAGTATTATTAATTGCTACAGAATTCTGATTGCTTTTACTGTCTTTGTATCCTTTGGCTGTTGCTAATACTGCCCCGGCCGCTACTGCTGTTACCGCCGCATTTCCTATAGCAAAGTTTCCTACAGGATTTGTAATGGTGCCTGCCTGTTTGCCAATGTCCAGTACTCCTTCTTTGACAATTCCTTTTAGTTCTTCTTTGACTGCATCTTTGGCTTTAATTTTTTTAGCATTGTTGTATGTGTTGATACCTCTTAATATAGTTGCAACACTAAATTCACCTCTTTGGATATCACCTATCACACTGCCGATACCATCAACGATACCGCCTGGGCCAAATATAGAAGTTGTTCCACCTCCCAACACTGACAGAGGAGATGGTTCTAGGTCATAGTGTATGGTGGCAAATCCAGGAATGTCGTTTTTGACTCTACCTGCTCCATATAGAACAGTTTCATAGAACACTTGCATGTTGTTTTGCATGATGCCTTGACCGTCTGCTTGGTCTAGGTTGTCATGTGACCATGACCCTATCACAGGATTAACCAAAGTAAATGATGTAAATCTCTGTTTGTGCAGAGTAAAAATTTGTATATTTTTTAAGAAAGGTTCCTTTTCTTGTTGAGCATTGTCCATACCATACTGTGTAACATTTGGTTTGTCGTCATACATGTTACCCTGTGTGTTGAATCCTGCCACACTAGGATTCACAGTCAATGAGTCAGAAATGTTGTATTCGTAGTAGGCTTTCCAGAAAGCGTTCACAGTGTCAGCATGATCATCATGAAAAGTAATGTTAATTGGTTCGTAACTGATTCTAGTAGCCACGTATGTTTTTTTGTTGTACTGCTGTTTTTCTTCCACGTTCATGTTGTACTTGGGGAGGTCAGCAGTTTTAACCAACATGTTTAATTCTAATCGTTCATTGTTTGTAAATCTTCTTATTGGAATAGAATTATCTATGTCAAAAACCACATGAAATAAGAATTTTTGTTTGGGTAATAGTTTGTAGTTGTCATCTAGGTACAGCCGACTCGCATGACGATAATCCTTCATGCCTGGAAGGCCATTTGAAAATGAATTTAAAAAATTATTAATCGATGGCATACTACATATTTATGGCCATAAAAAAAGCGCCGTTAAAGGCGCTTTTTGAATATTATAAATGCGAATCCTTAGATACCGCCGCCTGTTGCTAGAGTTCCAATAGTTCTTGTAACTGCTGTGCCAATTCCTGTACCTTGTGGAGTTTGGATTGCGTTGTCGTATCTTAAATTCATTGTGATTGTAACTGGGTCTGATGTAGCATAAGCTAGAGTGTTGTAGTTCACTGACTCAATAAATGCTCCATATAATTCAAATGTTTCTAATACATTTGGAGTTGAAGCACCATTACCACCGTCAAGCATTTCAATTCTCGTTGTAAATTTGTAGTCAATACCAGATACAGCAGATGCTTGTTCAAAGAAATCAAATTGTTTCTGAACTTGTTCACCAACCAGTTTGGTAACTGCGTTGTTGACGTCATCTCTTACTGTAATTGTTATTGGATCCCAAGTGTGTTTGCCAGCCATATAAACTTTTGAGTTGTACACATCAAGTGTTACGTTGTCAAACGTTAAATTTGGTCTTGAACAATCAACAACTTGTTTGGTCAATTCTGATCTTGGAGTTGATACTCCAAAGTTTTCCAATACCACTCTAAAACGATATTGTAATTTTGGCATCAACAAGCCTTGTGATGCTGAACTTTGATCATTTGATAAAGGGACTGTAAATTTCGATAATGTTGATATAGCCATATGTTTCTCCTATTATTTATTCCAAAAATTAGTTCCCTAAATTTGCAATTTCTCCTGTGTTTTTAATTCTCAATGGAATGTATATAAATTCAACCGATTTAACTGGTTCGATTGCTATATCCACATACAACTCGTTTCTGTCAATTCTAGTTGCTGTGTTATTGGTATCATCACATACAACTAAGAAGTCAAACAATGCTCTTTGACCTACAAGTTCTAGCAAGAATGATTCAACTGCTTGTTTGATTTCATTTCTAGTTAGTTGATCGTTTGGTTCAAAGATGAAAGGTTTTGCAATAGCGTCCAGTTGTGTTCTTAGGAAAACAACTAATCTTGAAACGTTAATTCTGTCCAAAGCTGAAGCTGATGCTACTTTAGTCAAGTTACCAAAGTTTACAATGCCTGCTCCTGAGAAGAATGTTATCGGGTTTACTTTGGCAGTATGAAGAGCATCTCTTGCTGATTCTGTCAGTGATATTGTTTCAAATTCACCTGTACTTGCTTCAATAAATCCAACTGCTGTTGCGTTGTCAACAATACCTCTTCTAGTTCCTGCTGGTGCAAACCATGGGAAACCAATGTTGTCATTGTTGGCTAAAGTTCTAAGTATCATGTGACTTGGTGGAACAATAACTGATGCTCCAGTGTTGTCTGTTGATAGTCCTGATGGATAAAATACTCCAAGGTAGTCACTTGCTGATACTAGTCCGTCTTCGCCATCACTTGACGCAGATGCTGAGTTGTTAGCCCAGTTGCTCACTGCTGTAGATGTACCTGCCAGTCTAAATGGTGTGTCGCCTACCACAAACGCTGTGCTGTTTCTGTCTGTGTTTAATGTAATCATGTTAGATATCGCTTCAGGATAACCTGGACAAGCAATAACGTTGAAGCCTCTTTGGTCTTCTCTGACAGCTTGGTTGGTATCTATTTCTGATTTAATTTGATTTACAATAACCTGTCTTTGTGCTTTTCTACCAAATGTACCAGAACCGTCAGCATTGTTAGTAGATTTAGTTACCCATCTGTCTGGATAGTAACCTGCAACAGATTCATTTGAGAATCTTACGTTACCTAATCCAGTTGAACCTGAACCTGGGTAAGAGGCAGTAGTTACGTAATTGTTTCTGTATTCTTTAACATTGTATCCGGATCTTCTTGTGTTGAACAACAATATACCTTTTGGAAAAGTAGCTGGATCTGGAGCATCTGGATCTAAGTGAGCATCACTTAAAAGATCTTTTATTGTTGATCCTTCGCCTGCACCTGTGTTGCCATTTGCATCCTTTTCAACTCTAGTATGAAATCTAGCATCAGCAAAAATAACTCCGTCTTCTGTGGTCTGATCTGACTTGTCAATTAATTCAAAAGCGGCACCTGTTGTTGTTACAGTTGTTCCGTTTGATGTATTAGTTGAACTTATAGTAGCAGATGTGTTGTATCTGTAAAGTTGTGGATAGTTTTCTAAATCTGATGTGTCAATCCATAAGTCACCGTTTGCTAATACAGTTCCATCTGATTGTGTAGTTGGTTCAGTGGCACTAAATTGTGGGCCATTTGGATCTGTACTTGCATTTACTGTCAAGTAACCTTTGAAAGTTGTTCCGTCGTGTTCCATAATGTCAGCATCTAAATTAGTGTTGTACCATAATTTGCCGTTACTTGGTTCAGTGCTTGGAGCAGTCAATGATGCTGTGTATGATAAACGTTTCCAGTTTGTTGCAACAATAGTTGCCGGAAGAGCTGTTGAATCTTCTGTTGCACCTGCTGGAACATCATACAAGTTATCAATCAGTGTTGAACTGTTTGCTGTGAAAGTTCCATATGAATGAGCAGTTGCGGCTGAAAAACCAGCAGTTGCTAATGGAGTGTTTGTAACATCATACATTCTAATCTCGCCACCTAATTTGTGTTTGATTTCAATGGCACCAGTGAACTGACCGGTTGTAATAATTGAAGCTTCAACATTTGTAAAGCCTGCACTTGATACTGCTGATACAAAGTCTTCTGCATCTGCTACTGTTGATCCGTCTAAGTTTGAAACTGTTACAGTTTTTGATAATAAAATC